ATCATATAGGGGGGGCTGGTGCTATTTAGTAAAAGGAAAAGAAAACAAAATAAAAACGAATGGGACAACGGCTGATGTAAATTCTCTTTACCCCTCTATGATGAGTAGTAAAAGCGGAAATAAATATCCTATAGGTTTACCAAAATTTTGGACTGGAAATTTTATTCCAGAAGAAGCGCTAAAAGAAAATATGTATTACTTTGTAAGAATAAAAACAAGGTTTTACATAAAAGACAACTATTTGCCGTTTATTCAAGTAAAGGGTGATTTAAAATATAAAGGAACAGAATCACTAGAAGATAGTGACGTATATAATCATGAAAACGGTCAAAAGTATCCGTATTATATAGATAAAAACGGAAATATACAACAGGCTAAAGTGGAACTAACTTTAACTATGACAGATTATCAACTAATAAAAGACCACTATGAGTTAGTTGATTTTGAAATTATTGATGGGTGTTACTTTTATTCTATGGTCGGTATTTTTGACGAATACATCAACAAATACGCTAAGATAAAAAAGGAAAGTAAAGGTGCATTAAGAGAGTTAGCAAAGCTATTTTTAAATAACCTATATGGGAAAATGGCAAGTAGCACCGATTCTTCTTTTAAGATTGCATACGTGAAAGACGATAAATCTATAGGGTTTATGCAAGTAGTAGAAAACGAAAAGAAGCCAGGTTATATTGCTATAGGCTCTGCTATTACATCATATTCAAGAAATTTTACAATACGAGCTGCACAGAAAAATTATTATGGAGCAGAAAAAAGGGGGTTTATATATGCAGATACAGACAGCATACATTGTGATTTATTACCGCAAGAAATAAAAGGAATTGAAGTAGACAACAAAGAATTTTGTTGCTGGAAATTAGAAAGTTGTTGGGATAAAGCTATATTTACAAGGCAGAAAACTTATATTGAACACGTTACACACGAAAATCTTATTCCATTAGATGAAAGTAAACAATACAACAATATTAAATGCGCTGGTATGCCGAAAAAATGCAAAGATTTGTTTGAAATATCTATGCAAGGTACAGCTGATGTAAATGAAAATTGGAGCGATGAAGAAAAAGAGTTTTTATTTGATAAAGACAACAACCCGATTGTTAGAGATTATAGCGACTTTAAAGTTGGGTTGAAAGTGCCAGATAAGCTTAGACCAATTCGCATACGTGGAGGAGTATTACTTGTGAATACTACTTATGAAATGAGGTAAAAATATGACATATGGTGAGTTATTAGGTTTTCTAATAGAAGAATGTAATAACACAGACTGTGAGCATTGCGTTTTAGATGAAACATGCAAAGAGTACAACACAACGCCAGAAAAAACTAAAGAGTATTTAATAAAATGTGAAAAAGAATTATAAAATAAAATAGCGTGAGGAGAAGAAAAAATCTTCTTTACTCACGCTATTTTTATATCTGTAACTTTTGTACCATTTAAAGCGGTTAGCGCAACCGAAAAGTAAACAGGCAGTATTTTTTCAACCGTGCTACCCTGTTTATTCATTAATGGAAACAAAAGCAGATACCTAATAACTTAAAGCTGATAACACAGCTTCCTTGCAACGCATATCTTTAAATCGAAAACAACCATGCTCAAAGAAATAGCGCAAATTCGATAAAAAGAAATCATTACGTTTCAACATAACATAATTTATATTATGGTCGTCAGTCGTGACTGAAATTCTAGTTAAAAAAGAACTATCTGCCTTATCGTCACAGTAGATAAGACCGCTTTCAGTATATTCGCGTAACGCAAAGTCACTGCCTTTATATTTTAAAGTACAAAGATATTTTGACTTTCCAGCTGGTTTTTCAACAAAAGCTTTGTTATCGTTCAGATAAATACATTCGCTACTATATGCGGTATAACTATTTTTAGAAAAAGCTCTGTTAAATCCGCTTTTTTTTTGCTCTATACTTGCGCTTTCAATATATCCCTGTTCAAGTACAAAACCGTCCCCCCTTAAAAACTTTGTGTCGTCTTTGAGTCTACCAGAAATACCCATTTCAACGTAGTACGGATTTATAATGCTGACTGGATTGCTTAACATATAAACTGGGACATATCGAACTTGTTCACCTTGCCCCCTAGCTATGGATGTGTGAATACTTATAAATTTCTTAGTTTCATTATCACAATAGTGATTTGTTTCACTCTGAAATTCATCAAAAATCATGCGATGAATATCTGAAAATAAGTGGCTATATTTTTTGATTTGATCTGCATTGTTTAAACTCAAAGCATACCCGCAACTTTTTTCATTCAAAAACAACTCTTGAAACGTTCCTTTTGCTCTTCTTTTTGATGTCATAGTATAACTAGGAAAGAATAAACTACCTAAATCTTTATAGAATTTATCGACAATATCATCTAGTTCATAATTGTACCTATATATAAGTCCAAACTTTTCATTTTTATCAAGAAATCTGTTAACGCATAGTCTACCAAAATAAGTTGTTTTTCCACCAGTACGATTAGTGGTACACATGTATATTTCTGGTTTATTTCCATTTATATCAAGCATAGATAAGAGTTTAGTTCCATCATAATATTTATTCATAAATTATTTCTCCTTTCCTTATTAAATTATAGCACACATATTGACATTTTTCAAGATTTAGTTTATAATAAAATTAAATTGAATAAGAAAGGAAGTGAAAAAAGTATGCAGTTTTACCCTGTTATTATTGCACTAATTTTTAATGCTCTTGATTTAGTCACTGGAATTATTTCTGCGGTAAAATCAAAAGACATTAAATCAGCAAAACTACGTGATGGGTTATTCAAAAAGGTTGGCTTTATACTTTGCTACCTTGTAGCATGGCTGGTTGATACACAAGGGGAATATATTGGTTTTCATATAGATGTATCAATTCTTCCTATTATAATCCTTTACGTGTGTACTACAGAATTAGTTTCAATTCTGGAAAATATCAGTAAAATTAATCCAGATATTTTACCAGAAAAATTGATGGAACTATTTCACATTTCAGACATTAACAAGGAGTGATTTTATGAAAGTGTATCTTTCACCGTCCGACCAGTGGAGCAATATCGTTGCTGGTGGAAAACATTCAGAAGCTTTTCACTGTATCAAGATTGCTGATTACGCAAGAGCGTATTTGGAATTAAATGGATATGATGTTAAAGTGGGTTCATCAGTTAAAGAAAACACCTATAAGGCCAGAGTAAAAGAAAGCAATGAATGGAACGCAGATTTACATATTCCTATACACACGAATGCTGGTGGCGGTCATGGAACTTTAATGCTGTGTTACCCTACCCGAACCAACAATAGATACGTTAGAAGTATTTACAATGAAGTTTCGAGACTTACCCCAACAGAAGATAAAGGAATACAGACAACTAATAATCTTTATGAAATTAACGCTACAAAATGCGTTACCGCTTACATTGAGTGTGAATTTCACGACAATGAAGTTACAGAAAAATGGATTGACGAACACGAAAAAGAGCTAGGTAGAGCTATTGCAATAGGCGTCTGTGTTGCAGATGGGAAAACTAATTTTGAAGAAGTAGCTAAGCAAAAAGAAATTTATAAAGTACAAGTTGGTGCATTCCATATCAGAAAAAATGCAGAAAAACTGAAAAAAGAATTGAGTGATAAAGGGTACAACTGTTATATTGTAGAGGGATAACATGCCAGATATTAACAAGGCTTATTCATGGGCTATTGAAACATGTAACGCTCCAAACGTAGGATATAGTAACACATATCGGAATCAACAAACAGTTGGTGGTATAACCTATTACGACTGTAGTTCATTTATAAATTATGCGTTACTAGCTGGTGGTTTTGAAACCCCTAATTATGCCCCTAGTCACAACTCATTTACAACTTATGATGAAGCAGAAGTGTTATTATCACTAGGCTTTACAGAAGTATCTGCAACCGGAGAGTATTTAGCTGGTGATATAGGTCTAAACCCAACACACACAGAAATATGTTACCAAGGAGGTCAAGGCTCTGGGATTTTCATGGGAGCACATACAGATAAAAGACCACTAGCAGATCAAGTAAACATAAGCCCTTATACATCATCATTTCAGAGGTTGTTTAGGTATGGTGACGGTGGTGTAACAGGATACGGCGCAAGCATTTATGTTGTATCCGCTATGTGCGGTAATTTTTGGCAAGAGTCAAATATTAACCCCGGAGTTTGGGAAAAAGAACCGCACGACTGGACAGCTTTAAACGTAGGGTACGGTCTAGGTCAATGGACTAACACAGACGGAGATACACACGGCAGACTTTATCAGTTGCATGAATGGTTACAATCAAATGGTTATGCTGATGATGATGGAAACGGTCAGTGCGCGTATATCGTACACGAAAATGTGTGGATGCCTAAAACTGGGTATCAAGAGTACGCTACACTGGAAGATTTTTTAAAGTCAACTACCACTGACATTGAAAGTCTAACGCATTATTGGAATATGTGCTGGGAGGGAATACACGATTCGTCATGGGACTATCGAGTAGAAAGGGCAAACGCTTGTTACAATTTTATTTCAAGTAATGCAAACAACACCAATATTACTAACTGGATAACAAAAGATGGTTATTTAACAGAATCAGAAATTTTTAACAATGCAGTAATGTTATATCGTTATTTTAGTGCCGGTGGTGGGGGTGGTGGAATCCCATCAAAAAGAAAAACAAAATTACCACTTTATATGATGATTCGATATTTTTAACGTTTCACGTGAAACAATTTATAAGAAAAAGGAGTTGATAAAATGTTATTTACAAAGGGAAAGTACAAACATGAAACTGGTTTTGAAATTATGGTAACAGAAAACGGAGATATTCTTATTTCACCAGACCACCCACTTTCTTTAAGATTATCTGAGATTTTCGATAAAAACAAGTGGACAAAAATTGAATAGGGGATTATAATATGGCTGTAAGAAATAAAGAGGAAATTTTAGAAGCAATTAGAACAAGAGTAGGAAAGCAGACAGATGATGAAACAATTTCATTTCTTGAAGATGTTAGTGACACGCTCACCGACTTACAAACAAGAGCAACTGGTGACGGTGAGGACTGGAAAACAAAATATGAAGAAAACGATAAATCATGGAGAGAACGCTACAAGAACCGTTTTTTTAGTAAAGAGCCAGAACCAGAACCAAAACCAGACCCAGACCCAGAACCAGAAGTGAAAAAAACATTTTCAGATTTATTTAAGGAGGGTTAAATATATGCCTAGAAGAGTTGCTGTAAGTACATTAAACGCAACAACAATGGACATTCTTAATGTAATCAGACAGAATGCTAGTTATGATTATCAGCAGAATGTGCCAGAAGTTACAAAGACAACAGATATTCCAAAAGTAGGTGAAGTAATTTATGGTACACCGGCTTTTGCGAATCAGTTCATTAACGCACTTGTAAATCGTATTGCAATTGTACGAATGCAGAGTGCAACATTCAACAATCCATATGCAATTTTGAAAAAAGGATATCTTGAATTTGGTGAAAGTGTGGAAGATATTTTCGTTTCAATTGCCAAAGCTGTTGATTTTGATGTTGAAAAAGCGCCAAAAAGAGAATTTAAGCGAACACTTCCAGACGTAAGAAGCGTATTTCACACTATGAACTGGCGCGTTGTCTACCCAGTTACCATACAGGATGAAGATTTACGACAGGCTTTTCTATCAATTGAGGGAGTGCAGAGCCTTATTGCAAAAATCGTTGACGCCGTTTACACAGCAGCCGAATATGACGAATTTTTGCTGTTTAAGTATCTATTAATTAAAGCTATAAGCCACGGAAAAATGTTTCCGATTTCTACTGGGCAGGCTGACTACTTAACAGATGCCGCTGTTAAATTTAGAGGAACATCGAATCTTTTACCGTTTATGTCATCAAACTATAACGAGGCTGGTGTTAAAACAAACACTCCAAAAGACAGACAGGTTATTTTCATGGATGCAACATTCAATGCAGAATTTGATGTATCTGTCCTTGCTTCTGCATTCAACATGGAAAAGGCTGATTTCATGGGACGCCTGTTTCTTATTGATAGTTGGTCTGAATTTGACAACGAACGATTTGACGTTATCAGAGAAAATTCAGACGGCATTGAAGAAATCACAACAGCCGAATTAAATCTGATGAAAGACGTAAAAGCGGTATTGTTGGACGAAAATTGGTTCCAAGTTTACGACAACAATAACAAGTTCACTGAAAAGTATGTGGCTAGTGGTTTGTATTGGAACTATTTCTACCACACATGGAAAACTGTTTCTTACTCGCCATTTGCGAACGCTGTTGTATTCGTTCAGAGCACAGCAAAAATCACTTTACCGACTAAATTAACAGTTGAAATTATCAGCAAAGACCACAGTGAAGAAGCTACAGTATTTGCGTTAAGTGCTGATGCAGACGGAGCTAGCCTTGAGCCGAATAGTGTGCATTTTGTACAGGATGAAAGCACCACCACAAATGGAATTGGTATTCAGAAATACGGCGCGGTTATTATTCCAGCTTCAAAAGCCGGTACCGAAATCACTTTAGTGGCAGAGATTAATGGCCAGACTTATAATGGAACTACAACCATTTCAAGTGCTAACAATGTTGGAGATACTGTAACAATGAATAAAGCGTAAATAGTCAATCTAGGGTGAGCTAATAACTTGCCCTAGAGTTTTGAAAGAGGTTAATATATGTATATCGAGCCTAATACCAATATTCGTATTTTAAAAGACGTTCCTTTAGATAAAACATTTGACCATACCATATATTTTGGAAGTGCCAGTGCACAGGCTACTTATTTCATGGGTTTGCAAAAATACAACTTGAATAATTACACGTACCAGAGAGTTAAGCGTGGTTATGCTAGGGTTGGAATAAAAGCTGATAATTTGTATGACTGTAATTATATGATGTTTCAAAACACCTCATATGGTAATAAATGGTTTTACGCGTTTATCACTTCTGTTGAGTATTTAAACAATGAATGCTCACAGATTGAATTTGAAATTGATGTAATGCAGACATGGTTTTTTGATTACAGTTTAGACCAATGCTTTGTTGAAAGAGAGCACACAGTAACAGATAATATTGGTATTCACATTGAACCAGAAAACGTGAATTTAGGTGAATATGTGTTTAATGATTACAAAGACTTATCGGTTGCACTTAACAAGCTTGCAGTCTATGTAGCTGTGGTTGATACTGACACTCAACCAAGCGGAACTGTGTATGATGGTGTATATGGGGGTTGCACATTACACGCGTACCCACTAGATAAACCAGAATCAATAAACACTCTTTTAACGAAATACGCACAAAAACCGGATGCAGTTGTAGCTATGTATATTGCACCAGCTATCGCCACTGGTACTGTTATACCAGATGAGGGAATGACAATTGTTTTTTCAAAAAATGCGTATTCGTTTAATAGTTCAAGTGGTGCGGTAAGTGATGAAATGAAAATAGATGGATATAAACCGAAAAATAAAAAACTATACACATATCCATATAATTTTTATTGTATTACAAATGCTGGGGCTTCTTCACTAAATTTAAGATATGAGTTTTTTGAAAACCTAACGCCAGCCTGGAATATAACAGTACCAATGACAATGCCTATACAATGTGTACTAAGACCGCGCAATTACAAGGGTGCTGATCTAAATTTAAACGAAACCTTAACACTGGCGAATTACCCTATGTGCTCGTGGAGTACAGATGCGTTTCGCGCATGGCTGGCGCAAAATGCTTTACCATTAGTGACAGAAACAGGGGTTAAAATGGTAAGCGGTTATTTAGGTGGTGGAGTTGTAGGTGCGACTGTAAACACTGCAAACACAGTTATGAAATCACTGTCGGAGGGGTATCAAGCTTCAATTCAAGCGGATGTTGTAAGGGGTAGTATTAACACTGGTAACAATAGTGTTGCTAGTGGACTACAATCTTTTTACGGCGGTAGATGTTCCATAAGTGCCCAATATGCCAGAATGATTGATGATTATTTCACTGTTTATGGATATGCTGTGAAAAGACTGAAAATTCCAAACAGAGATAGTCGTCCACATTGGAATTATGTTAAAACTATAGGGTGTACAATAACAGGTAGCATTCCAAGCGATGATATGCAGTTAATTTGCAGCATTTATGACAACGGTATTACATTTTGGAAAAATGGGTCTGAAATAGGTGATTATAGCTTAGATAATAGTCCACAAGGGGGTGAATAAATGGGAAACAGAAAAAGAGAAAAAACACTATTCGGTGAAAGTGCTACTGTAAATAATCTAACATATATGCAGTATTTGAACAGATTAACAGAGTTGAGCGTATCTATGTTTGAATGGAAAAATTTGCCACCTACAGTAGACGCAAGATACCTTGAATTACATTTGTTTGAGACTGGGTCTATGGTTTATTTTGATGATGACGTAATAGGCAATCTTTGTTTAGACTGTTTACCTAGTGGTAGATTAGATGTTTACGGAAATCCAGTGTTAAGGCGTGCATATTCTGGATATAATAACTACCAGAAATTGTTGAAAGAAAGCAACAGTGTAATTATCTGGAATAACTATTTGCACACCAATTCAATTTTAGAGGTGAAAATGTTTGCAAGAAGATTGTATAACCTGGATAGGATTATAGATGTAAACGCTAACGCACAGAAAACACCAGTGCTGATACAGGGTACAGAGCAACAGAGATTGACCTTAAAGAATTTATATAAAGAGTTTGATGGTAATTCACCTTTCATTTTTGGTGATAAAAACCTTGACTTAAATTCTTTAAAGTGCTTACAGACTGGTGCACCTTATGTTTGCGATAAATTGTATAATTTGAAACAAATGTATTGGAATGAAGCGTTGACCTATTTAGGTATTAACAACACTGGAGCACAAAAGCGTGAGCGTATGTTAGCTATAGAAAGTTCACAGGCCCAGGGCGGAACTATTTCAAGTAGGTATTCCAGATTACAGAGCAGACGAGAAGCTGTTGAAAAAATAAATACTATGTTTGGCACTAATATTGAAGTCAATTATAGAGAAGATTTTATGAGTGTCTATGATGGGCAAGGTGTTGATACCACAGAGGGAGAAAGTGGGGGGTTGTGTTAAATGAGTAAGTATACAACTGAGGTTCGTTTTATCTGTGAAAGTAAGTCGGGACTTGAAAATTCTAAAGGGTGTGATGATGTTAACGAAATTTTAAATAATAGCTGGAATAAAATTTTTACAACAAAAACTGAAATTTTCGACGAAAATTACAGGGCTGTTATTTGCAAGAAAATTTTAAAGCATTATTATTTAAGAGAAATTTGCTCTGAAACTGTTGGCATTTGGATGTTGTGGTTAAATACAAGGTTAGAAGAAATTTTACCGTATTATAACCAACTTTACAAAAGCGCACTGTTAGAATTTAACCCATTGTATGATGTTAATATTACAAGAACGCATAATAGAACTATTGACGAAAATAAAACCGAAAATGGTACTAGCACAGAAACAAGTACAGATAAAAATACAGGAAGTGGGACAAGAGATAATACT